CTGTTGTGCAGTCGTTCCGGGCCGGTGTCCTGTCTTGTATGCAGCCATTCCTCTATCGTATACCTTCTTCAGTATACCATATGGCATGCCAGACTTCTCTGCTTTCTTCACCAATCCCTCAATCTTCTCATCAAGTTGAAAGTCTTCTCCATACATCTGTTTGTACTTCTTGGTATGAACAGATGGTTTGGTCTCTGCATCAGCATCGCCAGGAGCAGGACCAGATTTCTTTGCCTTGAAATGTGCATCACGTTTTTTCTTTGTGGACGGTGCCAAATCTGTATGATACTTGGCAGGCTGTGTTCCTTCTTTGTCCTTGATATCAGGGTCTTGTTTCACTTCATTAATTCTGTTGACAAATTTACTGAAAGTCATCTCTTCATATTGCGCTTTGAGTTCTTTGGGAAGTTTCCCTTTCTTAACCAAATCGTTTATGTACGATATGAGTCCTTTAGTTTCTACTCCAGCAAAAATATCTGCTGTTTCCTTTGCCGCCTGAGTTGGATTCTTACGATATTTTGGGTCGTCTTGTATTAGTTTTACGTAATACTTAACGACCTCTTTGTATCCCCTTGGATGTGTAATTTGGTGTATCTTTTGTTGAAGGTCATCCACCCAATATTCATCAATATTGTCTTCACGCAATCGTGGTTCTTTACGATTCTTGGACGGGTCTTCATTACGTAGATTCTTGGGATCATTGTTAAGTGGATTGTTGTCCTTGTGTCCAACATCCATACCCCTAACTGTCTTTTCACCCATCTTCCTACGAGCTTTGTTTCGTGAAGAACGTCTTGCAATCTGTTCTGGACGAGAATGATAATTGTCATACTCTTTCCTATAGTTTCGCTCTTCAAGTGCGATATCATGCAACCATGCTTTATGAACTTTACCATTATCGTCGCAAAAAGAAATATAATTAGTACCACGATTTACAATCCTACCTTCAACACCATTGGCTTCTACTATATCATCGATGTTCCAAATCTTTCCCGTAAGATATGCGTCACGAAGAGATTCTATATCAGACATTTCACCCATGTCTTTCTCTTCACGAATACCCATATTCTTACGAAGATCACGAAACAGTTTTTTACCATCTTTGAATCCAGCAGGAAGTCCCATTTGAAACTGGTCGAAATCACCAGCAGTTGCTGCTGCTCGCATCTTAGAAGCAGACATTCCTTCTACACCTTCGGCATCAGGGTCACGTTCTCCAGCAGATACAACTTCAACAGAATCAAATTTAAAAAGTTGATTTCCCTTTTTGTCTGGAGCATCATTATATCTGTTTAGGAGTGTAGAAAATTCTTTAACACGATCAGAACCAGCAACCATAACCAGATTCTTAAACCCTTCTTTAAAGAGTTTTTCTGCAACCATAATAGCAGTTTTTGCGTCCTTATCTGCTATAATGTTCTTTGCATACTTCTTGAACATCTTTCTCATATATGCGATTTTTAATGCATAGGGAAGTGGGTCTTTCTTAGGATTCTGTGTATGAGATGGATATATACGAAATTTATTAGAACCAGCAACATCTGCAACCTTTTGAATAAGTTTCTCATGACCTGTCGTGGGCGGATTAAACCGTCCAAAAGTAAATACAACCGTCTGTGGTGCTTCTAATAAATCTCTGAATGTATACATCATTTTTCTTTCATCTTCTCTCTGGCTGCTTTTATTCTTTCTATTTCAACTTTCTTCAACTTCATTGTCATCTTCTTGGCAATCTTATCAATCTTTGCTCCATACTTTTGAGTTATCAATTGGTCAACCTTAACTCTTTGTGGAAGGGGCATATCCTTGTAATTAGGATACAATTTATCTCTATACATTTGCATTGCTTTCTTTCGAGCAACCAAAGCAAGTTTAGCAGGATTCCTCATCTTAAGCATTGCTTTTTGTTTCTTGAATTGAAATGATTTGGATTTGGCCATCTTTGCCATGCGACGTGCCATCTTTTTGCGTTGCACAACGTTAACTACCTTTTCATAGAGGTCGGAAAATCTTATCATTTGTCCCATGCCTTTATAGCTGTAAAGTTGTTAAACGAGAATTCCATACGGTCAACCAGTTTAACTGCTCCACCACTCACTCTATCAATAGCAACATAACCTTCAGGGTTTGTCACTTTAAATCCATTTTTAGTCTTTATAAATGTATCAGTTAACCCCTTAACACTATTTAGTTTTTGTACGATTTGCATTTTTGCGTCAACCAACAGATTTTGAAAGATGATTATCTGTTCTAGATTGCGAACATGCTTTTTGACCTCTATGACATATTGTTTCTGTGTGTTTGTATACTTATCCTTGCCCTTAGCACTCTTTGCTTTGTCAATCTGTTTTTGTAATGATATTTCAACCCACTTGACGTATCCCTGTGCATGTGCTTTTGGATTACTGATTTTCTCACCAGCACGAACCTTACTGTTATTGTAGGTCTTAAGTGAGGCACTTATAAGAGCACCCGTCATACTTTCCTGTAGAGCAAGAAACTTACGAAGCATAGGTCCGTTAATCTTGTTAAATGTGGAACCTACCTGAGACAGTGTTGAGGTAATCTTCTCTGTTTCTTTCTCATTGAATGTTGCCTTACCAGACACATCCTTGTATGTTGCATCATCCATCCAAACTGATGCTGATGTATTCAATGATGATATGTTAGCACCAAACGATGCCTTCATGTCCTGTAATGCATTGCCTGTATAGGTCGTATGCCAGACAATACCTATCTTTGCCTTGTTGATTGTTTTTCCAAGGTCACTGTCAACAGGCACAGCATAGACTATGGTATTAGGCTGAAAGGTATAGTACTTGACACCATCAATCGTATCTGTACTAATGTCATCGGTGAACATAAGGTCACCTTGCAGAACACCCTTAATACCAAGTTTAGAGAACTCTGCAAGTGCAATCTTGAACTTTGAGTTGAGTGCACCAGATAGGTCAGCATCTATCTCTGCATTTGTCTTATACAGTTTAGGATTGACGTTGAACACTGACTTCTTTGCGACAAAGAACTTACCGTCTTCTGGGTCGATACCAGCAAAGATTGCTGGTGCACCATCCCACTTGACTGTCATGTTTACGGAAGAACGACTTGAACCAGCAAGCATGTCTCTCAGAGAACGTAGAAAATTAAGTGCAGCACGACCACCATCAACACCATAGTTGATAATCTCGTCTTCGAGATGTTCTAGGTGAAGGTTCTTGCCACCCTTGTCTTCTGTGAGTTCTCTGAAACTTATCATTATTTATATACTATATGTGGAGCTGCAGCATCAGAAGCGGATAAAGAATATGCTGCAATATTATCACACACTTTATCTGCTATGCGTTTATTATCTTCTAATTGTGAAACAAAGAACATGCCTCTAAATTTAGAAAATCTCCAGTCTGCACCACTTACTCGGCCAATTTTTTTTGCACTAGCAGACTTAATCCACTTACCTTTCTCTTCTGCATTTGAACTACCAACCAACCCAACATACATTTCATACAGTTCATCTAAAAATGACGGCGTTGGTCTAGTTGCCAAAGATTTCAATTGTGTATTAGTATAAGGAAATCTTGTTATAGTGCTATTTTGGGTCATGATAGATTCTAACACACCACCACCTATTTTACCTGCTGCAGCGCCCCCACCTTTAACTTCACCTTGCCAACTTGATACAGGAGAGAAAGTCCTCAATTGCATTTTTTGTTTTCCCAAGAAAATATAAAAATCTTTAGCACTGAAGAAATTTGTTTGTTTAACGTAACCGCCATATCGAACTGGCCGACGAATAAATCCTGTCGTATTTTTCTCTTCTGTCTTAACACTTCCAGATGCCAACTTTAAAGAAATTCCAACCAAATCTTGATTATCGTATAGTTCTTTTAATTCGTTAGTAAATTCACCTAAAGTTGAGAACTGGTTAAAATCAAAGGTCTTACCCCTTTTTACTGCCCATATATCAGCAGGAGTCCATTTATTAATATCAGAAAATGGTTTGGGCTTTTCTGCTCTATTTAATTCCTTAAACTTTTTTTCTATCTCTGTAACAAAAATTGATCCTCTATGAAATGTATAATTAGTTCCTGTAAAATTCTTCTTCATTTCGTTGCCAATTAGTATACTAGAATCTATCCATGCCTGTGTAAACCCTGATTCAATTGCATCCAACGATTTATCTATATCAAAATTAGCACTATATGTACCCCACTGTGAAGAAGGCAGCTCATCTCCTACGGATAGATTTTCACCACCGAATATTGCAGCAGCATATACACATTGAGCACATTCCATCAATGCTGTTTGTTCTGCACCACCACCAGAACCCCGGCCGCCGCCAAACATAGAGGTTTTCAAGACATTATTAAGTTTTAATTTATCACCAGAATCAGTAACAAATACATTTTTATAACTGGGGCCCTTTTTAAAAGCAGTTGCCCAATCACCACCCTCAGCAGTAATTCTATCGCTATCTGATATCCAATTTAGAACAACAGATCCTTTAGTAGTTTCCAATGATGTTCCGTTTTTAATGGCATCAATAAGAACCTGACCTCTTAATGTTTGTGAGCCAGGTATAGTATTCTGTACAATGGAAAGGTCTAATCCTTTTGCCTCAAAAAGATTCTGAACCCTTTCTACATGGGGAATGTAGGATTCATTTCTGGGACGTAATTGACGAATATAGGGTTGTAATGACATCAAATTCTC